GGTACTGCCCCCCCCTCCTCCTGAAACGGTCGCCGGAGCCCACGCGGAGCCGCTCCACGCGATCACCTGGCCGTTGGTCGCGCCGCCTTGCGTCAGGTCTCCGACCGCGTGGGTATGCGCCGCCGGTGTGAACGTGGACGGGACGCCGCTCGTGATGTCCGACCACGAATGGGAATGGCTGGACGCTGCCGCCCCAACGTCGGCCGCCGTGAGAGCATCGGCCCCGCCGGTCGCGTGGCTGCTCTTGTGGGTCGAGGGTGCGAACGTGGACGGGACGCTCGTCAACGACGTGTACGCCCCGTCGAAGAGCGTCGGCAGGCCGGACAGGCTCGTGTACGCCCCGTCAAAAAGCGTCGGCAGATCGTCAAGGTCGTCGTAGGAAAACGATCCGGTCCAGGCGGTCGTCTGCGTCGTGTCGTCAGGGAATCGCAGCCCTTCAGGGTCGACCTTCATCGGCGTGGCAACAGGCGGATCGGGCTGGAATTCTACCGGCGACAGGCAAACGATTGCGTTGAGGCCGCCGCCGGTGGCCCGGCACGCTAGCAAGTCGCCTGCCTCAAACGAGAGCGAACTGTTGCCGACGTTGAACCGCAGGCCATCGGCGATCGGCTCAATCGCCACGCCGCTCGGTAGGGTGATCCCGTCGTGGGCGATCTCGACGCCTTCGTTCTCTGCGGCGTCCCAGACCCGTAGCGTCGTGCCCGCCACGCTGTCGAGGTAGAGCGGTCGCGGCGTCGACCCGTTCTGCTCGGTCGCGAGAATCCATCCGGCTTGCCAATTGACCTGGTATCCAACGCTGCACACGAGCGAGATGCCGTATGAGCCGCCTCGCTGCGTATCAACGAGCCCCTTGCCGATGAATTGGCCTCCGGTCTCGTCGAACACTATGTTCCCGGTCATCGTGCCGCCGGCCAGCGGCAGATAGTCGCCGTCGCCGCCGCCGCCGCCTTCGCCTGGCTCGCCTTGCGGCCCTTGCGGGCCGATGCCGCCCGAGCTCGAGGCCGAGACGATGGTCGAGCCGACGGCCGCCTGGACGGCCGAACCGGTGGCGGTGGCCGTGACCGTGGAAGAGCTGGCTGTTACCTCGACGCTCACGCGACGACCTCACAGATTCCGTCCAGCCAGGTCCGCTTCACGCTGCCGGGGGCGACCGCCTCCAGACGCCAGCCGTACGAGCCGCGGCCGAGGTCGGTCGTCTGAGTCTCGGTCAGCGAGACCGAGAGCTGACCGGCGTTGGCGTTGGTGACCGTGACGGTGGGCGTGGCGAGCGTGGCGCCGGTAAGCAGGGAGTAGACCTGGGCCGTCCACGAGTACGAGGCAGTCGAGATCGAGAAGTCGATCGCCGTCGAGAACTCGTCGCCGGCACGCATGGCCAGATTGAGCGAACCCGGCAGGTTTTCAGCGGTTGCCATGCTGGTAGTGTCCTTCAGTCGGGGAGAGGGTTGAAGTTAAGCTTCCGCTCGTGGAGCTCGTCGTCGGTCCACGCCGCGCGGATCTCGGCGGCCCGCTGCTCGATCTCCTCGGGCGTTGGGTCAACGTAGGTACGCCGCTTTCGCTCCCGGCGGCCCTGGCCGACGCGAACGTCGGCGAGCTGGTCGCGGAGCCTGGCTTCGAGCGTCGACCGCGTTATCCCGACCTCGGCGGCCGCCTCGTCACGCGTCCAGCCACGCCGCAGGAGCTTGCGGAGCGTCCGCTCGATCTCGCGCGGGAGGTAGCGGGTCTCGCCCACGTCAGACGCTCCGGACGGTAACCGTCGTGCCCGGCAGCTCGTGCCGGTCGGCGTAGCGTTTCCGAACGACCGCCTCGACGACCTGGTCGTCGTCGATCCAGATCGCCGCCGAGTCGGTGATCGCGTCGGAGACCGCCTTGCCCAGGTTGTCCCAGTCGCACTTCGGCGGGATCGCCGGGGCGCCTTTCGCGAGGCCCGACTTCGTCCAGTGCGAGGGCGGCCGGCCGAAAACGAAATTTATTTCCAGGGAGACGCCCCCCCCCTCCCTCCGCTTTCGTCCCGCCAGCTTCGCGGCCAGGATGATCGCCTGCTTGTACGCGTGGATCGGGTGCCGCGCCTCGATGTACGCGCGACCTCGGCCGCCCCAGGTGCTGATCTTGTGGCGGGGCTGCGGCACCGGCTGGCCGGCTACGTTGAACGTGATCGCGTCCATGCCGCCAGCGTGGCGGGAGCCCGGCTTGGATCAATCCCTAGAGGACCAGGTTAAGCCGGCGGTTTCGCTCCTCGAGCTCCTCCCATTCGATGTCGTCGACGTACAGGACGACCACCAGATCGGTCCCGTAGGTCTGGTCCACCGTCCGGGCGAGCGCCACGAGCAGGGCGAGAGCCGTAACGCTCGCGGACCGGGTGAACGTACCGCGGAGGTAGAGCTGCTCGCCGGCGACGTACTCGTCGACCCAGAGCTTCTCCGGGATGTCGTCGGAGTCGGCGCCGGTGAACACGCCGTTGGCCAGCTCGGCGAGCTGCTCCTTCGTCACGGTGTTCACGGGCGACTCCCTTCGCCGTCATCGTCGCCGAGGATCCGCCGGCGTCGAAGTTTCGCCGTCGCTTCTATCCGCTTCCTGCCGATACACCAACGGTATATCCCGGCGTACCGTTTCGAAGTCCGCGACGCGCCGCCGACCGGTGGCCGCCCTGTGCCTCATTGCGAGTGGGCTTTTGCACCGCTGGTGCACCAGCGGACAGGGCGGCGACCTGGTCGATCAGCGGTAACGGATCACCGCGAACCAGCGGCGCGTAGCCGGCGAGTACGCGACGCCCTCCTCGACGATCTGACGCTTGCCGAAGTAGCAGCAGTTGCGCCGCGCCTGCTCCGCAGTCGCCCCGCAGCCGATGCCTTCCGTCTGCCCGCACGACGAGTGGACGAGCGTCCCCCGGCGGGCGAGGACCAGGGCGTGATCCTGCGCCGTCACGATCACCGGGCGGCGCGCGACGATCGTCGTCTCGGCCGCGGCGGCGCCGGTCAGAAGCAGGAGGGACAGGAGGAGGCCGTAAGAAAAACGCATAACGAGTCCTTTCGTCTAGGAAACCATCCGCCGTCGGCACGCGCCGCCGGTGTTCTTCATGCAGCCCCGTCTCGGAGCTCTGGGCCGGCACGGCCGACAGGCTGTGTCCGGCCGCCCTCACGGACTCCTTGAGGAGTCCTTGAGGACAATTGAGGAATAGGGGGCACGCTACGTGTGCGCTGCGCGCACGTAGCGTGTGCGCTGCGCGCACCCTGTGTGACCGGGGCGCACACGCTACGTGCCCGGGGGCGCACACATGGCGTGTGCGCCCCGTCGGTGCCATCCGTACCGACCATCGGCACGCAAAACCGGAACCTCCGGCGGATGCCGGCCATCTTCTGGGACTGCTCGATGATCCCGGCCTCGGATAGCTGCCGGATGCCACGTCGGACGGAGGTCACCTCGACGCCGGCGATCTTGGCCGCCCCTCGGGCCGAGAACGTGAACGCGCAGGACTTGTAGTCCGCCCAGCAGAGGGCGATCGCGAACACCAGGCGACCCTCGGAGCCTATCCTGCCCAGTGCCCCACTGCGGATGATGGCCTCGTGTAGCCTCCGCATTGAGCCTGTGTCGCCCTGTTGTGGCTTCCCTGCCATCACCACCCTCCAGGCTTGAATTCGTCGTATTCGGGCTGCTGGGGGGCCGTAAACGTCTGCATCCTTCCGTCGAACATCGTGTCGATGTCCTCGCAGGCGCCGTGGCGGTTCTTCTTGCAGGCCCAGCGGACGCCACGGACCCCGTTCCCGTCCTCCTGGGCCTCTGTCACGCCCAGGAGCAGGATGTCGGCCGCGAAGTCGAGCTCTGAGCTTTCCTTGCCGATCGCCCCAATCCTGGTCTCGGCCGACACGAGCTTGGCAATGTTCGACACGCAGACGACAGCGACCCCATGTTCGAGCGACAGCCGGCGGACCCGCTTCACGATCCCGTCGATCTCTGCCCGACGGTCGGACGCCCCCTCGAGCTCGACGAGCTGCACGTAGTCGATCACGACCAGCTTCGCCCGCTTCTCAATCACCGTCTGCTCGATCTTCTGGATCGTCAGCGGCGGCTTGACGAACGCCAGGCGGTCGCCGATCGCGTTTGCCATGTTCACTCCGGCCCCGCGGGCCAGGTCCGTCCGCTGGTCGGCAGACGACATGCTCACCTTGTGCATCTCTCGCCGCGTCGACCAATGGCACGCGGCCCGGCGGGCCAAAGCTTCTTTCCGCATTTCGCCCATGCACCAAACGGCCGTCAGCCCCTCGTCCGTGTCGAGGGCGCCGATCGTGAGCTGGAGGGCGAGGGCGGACTTCCCGACGGAAGGAGGGGCCGCCAGAACGAACAGGCCGCCGATCGGAATCCCGCCACCGCACAGCGAGTCCACAGGGGCGAAGCCAGTCGCGACGACCTCGGGATCTTCCATGATCAGCCAGTCGTTCACGGCATCGGTGAGCGTCTCCGTCCGGTCGGCGTTCTCCACGCTCTCGGCCGCCTCCTGGACGGCCCGCGTGGCCGCCAGGATGTCGGCGGACGAGGCCGACGGATCATTGACGGCCGCCGCCAGATCGCCGGCCGCCTCGGCACACAGCCGTCGCCTCCAATCGGCACGGATGTACCACGCGAAGCGTTCCACCCCGAGGCTGTAGGCCGCTCGGTACTTGATCGACCGGGCAATCAGGTCGAGCAGCAGCTCACGGCAGCCCTCGTAGTGCGGGCTGTACGCGAGGTCCGACGGAGACGGCGTTTCACACCGGGACAGAACCTCGCAGACTAGGTCGTAGACATCCGCGGTCCCGTTGCCGGAGAAGGCTTCGCGGCGCACAAGCCGCACAGCCTCGCGAGCGCGGGCCGCGTCGTCGGTGCACAGCTCGAGCAGGCCGCAGAGGTAGTCGTGTTCTGCTGTTTCAGCGGCCATGCGGCAGCCTCCCATGTACTTTCATGTGATGTACCCTGCAAAGACAGGCAAGGTCTGACCCGCGCTCGCCTCCGAGCCTTGCGTATGTGCGATGGTGACAGTCCAGAAGTACAGTTGAGCGGCACCGGCTTCCGTCGGCGTAGACATACTCGCATCGAAATCCTGCCGCGCGCTTAACTGCTGTTGCGCGCTGCTTCCATTTATGGCCGTACACGCCTTACAGTTCCTTTCGTTTCATCAAAGACCAATAGTCTTTTGTGCCAGCCCTTGACTCTTGTTCGCAGAATTTTCTTCAAGCCCGCCTCTATCAGGGCAGCACGCTTTTCGTTAGAGATTGAATTCCCAGATATGTATTCCGAGGCTGATTTTGGAAGCTGTCCACCGCAGGTGCAGCCTGCTCGAAGAAGCTCCGCCTCTGAGTATTCGCGAAAGAGAGCTGCGCGTAGCTTGCTGATGCTGATCTCGTCTTCTGACGCAAAGGCCAGCCTCACGGCGCGCATTACCCTTCGCTCTATCATTTTTGCTTCCACTCCTTTACCGAAAGCCGAACGGCCTCGAATACGTCGGAAATCTCCTCTGCGATCTCTTCTGATAGGTTGCGAATTGGCGGCAGGACCCTGATGTCTTGCAGCGCCAAAGACAGGTGCTCGATCGTGACTGTGGCAGGGTCCTTCGCTGGGACTCCTCCACGGCGCGGCGAAGTATGGGAGTCAACCGACTCCTCGATCCTTTTGACCAGCGTCCTACCGTCGACGCGGTCTCTGTGGGCTTCGGAAATAATCTTGCCGAGGCCTGGGAGCGACGCGTTGTCGATAACCGCCCTTGCAATCGCCGCCCATTCCGCGCTGTCCGTCCATCGCCAGAGCTTTCGCGCCGCCGAAACAGCAAGGTTCGTCGGCTGGACGTTCACGCGGATCATTTCCGCGGATACTAGCTTGAGGTGATAGTGATCCGTAACCGTTGAAACGTTGGCGTTGAATCGCGCGGCCACTTCCTTGATTACTTCAGCGCGATGCCTCCTTCCGTTGGTCGCAAAAGGCATCCGCGCAAGCTCGTCCGCAGCAACTTTCGCGGTATCCGCGCTTCCTTGCCGAACCCCATTGCCGTTGTTTTCGCGAGCAGACAATGCCATAAGGGCGCTCTTGTCTGTTCCGCCGGCAACGAGATACGCCCGGTAAGCCGTCTTTCCGTTCTGCGCCAGCGTGTAGGCGGTGGCCCGGTGCCTGCCGCAGACAATGCGGTAACGCCCTGGCGACTTCTCCTCCAAGACAACCATCGGAAAAACCTCTCCGCCCTTGATCTTTTCCGCGTACTCACGCGACACGACGGCAGAAGACTCCGCGACATTAAGCCGCGTTTGGTAGCTGTTGTCCTTGAGGTCTACCGAATCAACCTTGACGACAATAACCGTCCACTCAATTTTGAGACGGGCCATCGCCGCCTCAATGAACTCGTGCCTGCCTGCATCGAAAACCGTACTATCGGCGCTCATCGGAATGGTCTCCTTAAAACCTTGCTTTCGGTGGATAACGTCTGTCGGCTGCGGTGACGGCGGATTCGCCGTCACCGCTCTTTCTGTCGTGAACTGCTGGTGTGTGGTGCCCCGTGACGTGGGGCGGTCGGTCGAGTTACGCGGGAAAGGAAAGACGTGCGCCTCGGCTGCGGTGGTTGTGCGCGACGCCCGCTACGCGACCCATGCTGCCGTGTTCCGGCGGCAGCTCGACGCCCAGGGCGGGGCGTTGTCTCATGCCCGGCCTTCCTCGAGGTCGGCCTGGAAGATCTGCTCCTCGGTCATGTGGCTTGTCCGCGTCCCGTCGGCCGCCCGGCTGGGTGGCAGCGACGACCACTTTCGGCGGGCCTCGTCCTCCGCGCGACACTCGGCCTGATAGGCCGGGTCGCGCTCGCGTTTAAGGTCCGCCATCGCGGCGTCCCAGTCCTCGGCCTGCTGCCGTGTCCGTTCAATGCGATCCATGCTCACGTCCTCGCGTCCAGTGCCATCGGGGCTTGCCATGCTCGACGCCGCCGTCGCGGCGCCGCTGTCGGTCTTCTTCCGTCCAGGTCTTTTGAATCTTCCGGCACCGCCACCAGATCAGCAGCGGCCCCGGGTCGGGCACGCGACGCGTGCCGCCGTTGCCGTTGTGCAGCTCGTCACGGTCAAAACGGGATGTCATCGTTGCCATCCATGGCTTTCGCTACGTGCTTCTCCCCGGCCGTCCTGGGCGGGGCCTTCTTCACCGGCTCGGGCTTCGGAGCCGGCTGCTCGGCCGGCATGAACCGGCGCACGTTGACGTACGTCCGGCCGTTGCTGGCGACCTTGTGGTAGATCTCGGCCCGGACTAGGCGGCCGGCGATGTCCGACGGGTCCGCCGTCCGCCACTGGGCGGGCGTCATGCCGAGCGACCGGATCAGCGTGGCCGCCAGAGCCTTCGCCCAGTCGGCGTCTTTGAAGAGCCGGCACCAGACCCACGAGTACCGTCGGTCCTCGTGGACCAGGGCGAGCTTGAACTCCTCGCCGATCGTCACGTCCTTGATGAGGAACTCGTACTCGCCTTCCGGCATGGGCTCGCGCTCCTGGCGGACCGGCTGCTGGGGCTCCGCGTACTCCTCAAAGTCCTCGAACCATCCGTCCATTAGGCCGTCTCCTTTTCAAGAAAATTGAGGATCTCGCTTTCCCTGGCGTCGAGCTGCTCGAGCAGCGCAAACACCTCGTCGTTGCCCAGCTCGCCGGCGGCGAGGTACTGGTCGATCTTGTGCCGGATGGAAGCGACCGTGTCCGGGTTGTCGGCCGCCTCAATCGCCCGGCGTGCCCGGGCCGCGACGGCGCCGGGCTTGTGCGGGACTTCGATCTTCAGTGGCGCCGGTGCCGGCGTGCCGACGTTGAGCCACTCGAGGAGCTGCCGGCCGAGGTCCTCGCCGGCCTCGCGGATCGTCGCGTCCTTCAGGAACGCGGCCCGCGTCTTCGTCACGACCAGGGCGTGATCGCTCGTGACGTCGCCCACGACGTCGAACTCGTACTCCATGCCCTCCCGCTGGACGGGCTGGAGGCCGACCTTCCGGACGGTCGTCCGGCCCGATGGCTCCTTCTCGACGACGTACTCGACCTTCGACCGCATCGTGCAGATCACGTGCAGGGGAGCCGAGAGGATGCCGTCGCGGATCGCGTTCTGGAGCGGCGTAGCCTTGCCCCACGCGTCAATCCCACCGCCGCCCTGGCTCTTGCGGCTGTCGACGAATTCGAGAATTCCTCCCTTGCCGGCCCACGCGTGCGACAGGCTGTCGATGACCAGTACGTCGTATCCGCCGGCGACGGCGTCGCGGATGCCGTCGAGGAACTTCTGGGCCTCGTAGCTGTCGAGCTCGTTCACGTCGAAGTCGAGCTCCCGCTCGCCGGCGTACAGGCTGGCGGAGCCTGCCTCGGTGTCGATGACCGCGATCCGACCCGTCGGGCCTGCCAGGCCGCGAGCTACCCGCAGGGCCGTCATCGTCTTCCCGCTGCCGGCCGGGCCGATGAGCCCGAGCCGCAGCTTTGATTGAGATCTCGTTGCTTTCTTGAAACTCACCGTCAGCCCTCCTCGTGATAAGAGCCGCTCGCCGATCCGTCGGTCCGCGGCTTGTGATCGCATCCCTGCCATCCGGCACTCCGCCGGCATCCCCGCCGCCCGCACTCCGGCGGGGCGGCGTCTTCGTGATTCGTTGTCGCCAGGTAGGCGACGAGCGCCCCGGCCATCAGGCAGAAGACGAGGACGCTCATAGGCGCACCGTCCCTTCCTCGTCGAGGAGCAGCGGCTCCGCGTCGTCTATGGAATTCCAAAGTCGCAGCCTCATTCCTGCGTCCTTCGCGCAGTGAGGCGGAACGTCTTTTAGAAAGTTGCGGTAGTCCCTCGCGCTCCGGACAACGCGCAGGACAATCTCGCGGTGGTACGCGCGAACGCGGGCCTCGGCCTGATTCAGCGCTTCTCTGTGGTGCGGTCGTCGTGACTGCATTTGTTGGCGTCCTTGCCGGTGGTTTCAGTGCGTGATGTCCGCCACCGGCACGGCGAGCCAGCCGCCGCCAACGTTGATCGTGACGCGGGTCCCGTCGCACCACTCGACGCGGCCGGACCAACTCCGGCCGCAGGTGATGCCGGACACGAAGTCACCGACCGCCGGCTCGTTCACCGCCGGGCGGTAGGTCTCGTTCATGCCGGCGACGGCGCCGGCGTATTCGTTGGCGTGGGCGTCCATGCTCATCTCCTGTATTCGGGAATTCACAATCCGAGAAAAGAAATCACGAGCGATCCGAGGTCGAACACGGCACGGGCGAGAGGCCCTTCGGTGCCGAGCTGCTGGCCGAGGTGCACCAGCGAAAGAGCCGCGATCCATTCGTTCCATCCTGCAATTCGCATCTGGTCCTCCGTGACGTGGGCGAGGTTGTATTGCAGTATTCGGTAATTCGTCAAGGCCAGCTAAAGAGAATTTTTTCGGGCCTGTTTCACGCGGCAGAAAAGCCTTTCGGCGGCTTGCCGCCGAGCTTGCCGGATTCGCGTTTCTTGGCGACCGTCGTCGCCAACTGCCGTACCTGGTCGGCGTCGTAGACGTACGACCGGTAGCCGAGCTTGCGGGACCAGATCGCCTTCTCGCGGGCGAGCTGTCGGATACGAGACATCGAGCAGCCGTAGATCTTGGCCGCCTCTTCGCAACTGCAAAGGTTTCGATCCGTCGCAAAAGCCACTGTCATGCCTCCGAGCGTAGCGGGCGAGTCGTCCGACTCAATCCCCGCAGCTTGCCTTTCCCGCGTCCCCCCCTTATGGTTGGGTAGGACGAATACACCCCGCTGGGCTCGAACCAGCAACCTTCGGTTCCGTAGACCGATGCTCAACCAGAACCAAACGGGGGGCCTCGTCCGGCGGATTTGACTTTTCCTGCGAGTGAATGAATCTCTCGTAGTACCTACGTCGGCAGGGCAGGCGGCCTGTGTCCGACGACACGAGAAACACCATGTTCCAGAGGTCCGGCCCCGAGACCCTCGGGGCCTACGTCGACCACTACACGCTCCTGCGAGATGTGCAGGCCGAGACGATCCGGCAGTACCGAATCTGTGCCACGCTCTTCGAGCGGTGGGCCGGCGGGCCGGTCCGCCTCGACGAGCTCGAGGAGCAAACGGTCTCCGCCTGGCTGCGGGACTACGCCGCCTCCGGCGTCGAGCCTCACACCGTGAGGTCGAAGAAGGTCGGCATCCTCTGCCTCTGGCGGGCGGCCGCCGACGAGGGGCTCTGCGAACCGCCGACGCGGCGCGTGCGGGCCGTACGCGTCCCCTACAAGGCCGTAACCGCCTGGGACCTTTACGAGGTCGAGCAACTCCTGGCGGCCTGTCAGGGGCTCAAACGGTGGCACTCCTGCGGGCTCCGCCGGTCGGCGTGGTTCGACCTGGCCGTCCGCGTGGCGTGGGACTCGGGTCTCCGGTGGGGCGACTTGATCCACCTGCCGGTATCGGCGATCCGGCCCGACGGGTCGGCCGCCTGGTGCCAGTCGAAGGTCCGCCGGCCGGTGGTCTTCAAACTGTCCACGTCGACGATGGCCGCCCTGGTCGAGTCGCTCGTCGTCGCGCCCCGCGAGCTCGTCTGCCCGTGGCCGGCCAGCCGGGAGACATTCCAGGACCAGGTCGACCGGCTCGTCCTCAAGGCAGGCATCCGCCGAGGGACCTGGAAATGGATCAGGCGGGCCTCTGGGACGGATGTCGAGTGCCAGCAGGCCGGAGCCGCGACGGCCCACCTGGGCCACGTGCCGGGCTCCAGGGTAGCTGCACAGTCGTACATAGACCCCGCGATCCTCGGCCGCTCCGCTCCCTGCCCGCACGAGCTTCAAAATAGGGGGGGGGGGGGGGGGCGTAGGGAGGCAGGCTAGCTAGCGGCTTCGCACTCCGCCAGGCACGCCGCGTAGCCGGCCAGGTCGACCGTCGTATCGGCCGTCTTGCTCTCGCCCTGATGGCGGGCCAGCTTGTCGAGGATCATAATCTGTGCCCAGTCGGCCGCCGTCAGCGGAGACCGGAGCCGGTCCCCGAGCAGGCCGTTGACCATCGCGACGGTGCGGGCGAAGTGTTCGCCCGGCGGGCCGTACGTCGCCCGCCGCTGGCGGACCGTCGCCTGGGCGACCTCGAGGAGCTGCTCGGCCGGGCTGGTGCCCGGCGCCCGGTTGTCGTCTCGTAGCATCTTCTTTCCCTCCTGGAGATGTCGCACCGTGTCGACCAGGTGCAGAACATACGAGGCTAGCGTGCCGCTCGTGCCGGTGTAAGCCCCCGAAAACCGCCGCGCCCGGTGGATCGCGTCGACGATCTGCTCCTCGGTGAGGATCACGAGCTGCGGACCTTGCCGTGGGCTATCCGGAAATTGTGAACGTCGAACTCGCCGTCGGAGTGGACCGTCACGATCGCGCCGCCGTGGTTCCAGCGGTTAATCCGAGCGTACTCGGGCGTCAGATCGCAGAGGCAACCGGTCGACCAGCAGAACGTCTCCGCGTGCCACATGTCCGATTCGGCGTGGCCGCTCGACCGGTGGGAATGGCCGACCAGGACGGACGCGAGCGTCCGCAGGAACGCCCCGCGCGCGACGTTCACCGGCGCGGCTAATCCCTTCGGCAGCTCGTGCCCATGCAACACCGGCAGCTTCCCGACCATGATCGGCCGCTGGTCCTCGACGAGCTCGACGCCGTGGTCGCCGAGATTCAGCCAGGCGACCAGGCTCATCATCGGCTCGTCGCTGATCTCGGGGGCGTGCTGCCACAGCCAGTGCTTCCAGCGCTCCTCGTGGTTGCCGCTCTTGTAGACGATCGGGATCTCGGGGAAGTTCCCGCGGATCCACGCGACGAAGTCGCGGACCGCCTGGAGCTCGCCTTTAAAGTCGCGCTTCGACGGGTCCTTCTCCCAGCGAGAGATCCCGTAGAAATCCGCACAGTCTCCGTTGAGGACCAGGGCGTCGATCCGCTCGCCGGCCAGGCGGTCGACAGCGGCCCGGAGGGCGATCTCGTCGTGATAGGGGACGTGCACGTCCGAGAGGATGCCGACGCGGCCGACGACCTCGAGGACGTACGGCGTCCAGGGCTCGGCCCAGCTCTTCGGCATCGCGATCGTCTGGCCGGGCTGACGCGGCGGCCGCGGCGCCTTCGCGTATTTCCGCCGGTCTTTGCAATGGACACCGAACACGGTGCGGATCTTCGTCCGCGCGGCTTCGAGCGTCAGGGCGCCGTTAGTCTCCTCGACTAGTTTTCTTGCGAGGCTTCGGGCGGGGTGGTCGGGGAACGCTTTTACGAGCCGCGCGACGATCGCGTCGATCGCCGGATTCGGGTGGCCGCTTGGCATCCTTGCCGCCTTTCAGTTTTCGCAGGATCCATCCGTCGTCGTCCGGCACGCCCGGGCCGTGCCCGTCGTCGTCTTCCTCGGCTGGGTCGGTCGTGAACTTCGGCGGCTCGGCCATCGCGTCACCCTCCGAGATAGAACTCCTTCGCAGCCCGTTGTAGAGCGAAGCCCGCCTCGTTCAATGCCCGCTGGCGCTGCTTGCAGCCGCATCCCTTGCGGCCGGTCACCCGCTCGACGAGCTGCGGCGTGATGCCCACGGCCGCCAGGCCGGACGCCACGAGGTCGCCCACCGCCAGGAGGCCGGCGTTAGGGTCGGCCTTCGGAGGCGACCGCAGGAGCGTCCCGGGCGGCTTGCAGCGGCGGGTATGCGGCAGCGACGCCGCCACGTACCCGCAGGCCGGGCAGGTCGACGACGACGAGAAGTCGCAAAGTTGGGTCATGCGGAGAACGTCAGCGTCGCGCTTGAATACGAGCGCTGATAGCTGTTCGAGCACGGGTAGGACGGGCCAAATGTGCCGTTAACAAAAAATTGGAGCGGGTACGAGTAGCCGCCCCCGCCAGGGTACGAGACAGAGAAGCCGTCGCAGACGTCAACGCAGGGATACGTGTCTGGGAATCCGGTTCCAAACGCCCAGTAGTCGCCCTTGCCGTCCGTCGTGAGGCCCGTCGCCCCCCAGGACAGATTGCCGAGCCCGCAGCCGCAAGAGCCGCGGCGGATCGTGGCGCTGATACCAAGGACGTCGACCGCCGTGCCACCCTGGCAACCTACCGCGGACCCTTGCCGCAGCTCGTAGTACAGCTCGTCGCACTTGGAGAGCTCCGGCACGAGATCGAGCGTGTACGAGCCGCTCGTGAGACTGGTCGGGTTTGCCGGCCCTGATCCGAGCGTAAGCGTCATCGTGATCTCGGTCTTCGGGCAGTCGCCAAAACACCAGGTCGACAGGCCGATCCCGTCCTGGCCGACGCCGCAGGCGGCCTCGGGGTCCGGCGTGAACGTGCCTTGCGGCTCAAGCGTCGCGAACCCGAAGTCGATCGCCGACCCGAAAAGGTCCGTCTCGTAAACGGTCGGGTCTTCGTCGTAGTCGGCCACCTTCCAGCCGGGGAGGGCGGCGTTGGGGGCGAACGCGACGTAGGGGCCTGGTGCTCCTCCGCCGACGGTGATGGCGGCGCTCCCGTCGATGCACGGCCAGAAGAAAAACCGCACCGACGAGCAGTTCCGGAACGCGATCGGCTCGGTGAGGTAGACGAGCCCGCCGAGCCCGAGCGTGCTCCGCTCCTCCGGCGTCGGAGGCCGCATCGAGAACGGGTGCGACCATCGCGTCATGCCGACCACACAACTGCCGGTAGTCGTCGCCGGCGTGTACGCCTGGTACGGCGTGTCGGGGGCGTAAAACGCCCCCTCTTCGGTCACGAAGTCTTCCGAGAAAGTTAGCGTGTAGCCCGCCGGGGCGGACGGGAGGTCCTTGGCCGGCACGTTCTGGGCACAGTAGCAGCCGCAGCGGCAAAGGCCCTCGGGCTTGACGATCCGCACTTGCCAGGAGCCGATGGTCGACAGGAAGTCGTTCCCCATCCAGTCGACATCGGCGTCGAGGGTATTCTCCTCGACGGTCGCCAGCGTCACCGGATCGTCGGAGTCGAGGAGCGGGTTCGTGCCGTCGAACGACAGCCGCAGGACGTGGCCGGCCGACTGCGTGTAGATCAACTCGACGTACTCATCGTCGACGATGATCTCCAGGCCGTCGTCGAGCGGGATCGGAGTGGCAGAAGCCTCGGGCCGCGACTCGCCCAGCTCGTACGCCGCCGACGCGAAGAAGATGTTCTGCTCGGGCTTCGCGCTTGTGTAGCCGTTGGAAGCCCACCGCGCCCCGCCGGCGAATCCGCTGGCCTTGATCTGCACCGTGTAGCGGCAACCGCAGCACGCGCACGGGCTGCCGAGGATCACGCCCAGCGGATACATGCCGGCCGCCAGGGCCAGGATCGCCCACGCGAGGAGCGATGGAGGGTCGACGGCGGCCAGCAGCTCGAGCACGTCAGCACTCCACGGCGATGAGCACGTATTCGGTCCCGTCCCACGCGACGGCGATCTTCCTCGCCGACTCCAGGTACGCCAGCTCTAGAAATACGTTCCTCGCAGTGACGGAGAACGACAGGTCGTCGAGCGTCACCGTCACCGACTTCGTCGAATCTTTCGCCCAGGCGCCGGTAAAGTCGCCGCGGAGGATGGTCGGCATCTGGGACGCGACTAGATACCAGTAGTCGGCCTTGACATTCGCCAGCAGGACAAACACGCCGGAGGCTACGTCGTAGAGTTTGTTGACACAGTCCTCGATCGTGTCCTCGGGCGATGTCGCGGACTCATCCGGCGGCGTTCCGCCTTCCCAGAGCGTGATCGTCGCGAGCTCGTTCTTCTTCCATTCGGCCGTCGTCTTGCCGAGACGGACGGTCTCGCCGTCGTCGCCGCCAACACCGAACCGCCGGAACTTCCGCCCCGGGACGTCGCGGTCGCCACGCTCGTAGGCGTTCACCGCCCGGCCGATCCGCTTGACGGCGCTCCTCGTGAGCGTGGTCGGCCGCTTCCCCTTGTTGGCGATCGTCTTTCTCAAGGGTAGATCTCGCCGAACGTACTACCGAAGGGAAGCTCCTTGTAGACATCGAAAAGGTTTGTGACGACAACGCCCGGCTCCGCGGCGCCGCCCATCCCGTTAAGCGGGACAGGCCCGGGCACAGGCTTGCCCTTCGGGTCGCGAATCGCCCGCCGCTTGTTGCCGTTCTGCGAGTATTCGCCGTTCTCGTCGACGCGCTCCGCGTACCCGACGTCAATGAGCTGTAGATTCCACTTGTCAGCTCGGTAGGCAAACTCCCAGTTGATTTCCCAGAGCGTGTACGAGCTGCCGTTGAGCGACTCGGTGACGAGCTGGGCCGAGCAGCCCTGGCACTTCCACGTACCAGGGGCGCCGCCGTGCCACGTGTCCGCGTTGATCGCGTTCGTGTAGGCCATAGCGTTGCCCATCCATTCCGAGGCGGCGAAGGCGTACATCGTCACGCCCAACCGGAACTCGGCGAACTCCTTCGTTATGTCCTCGTAGGGATCGCCCGCGCTGTTTGTGATTTCCTCGCCTTGAATGTCCTTGAGCACAGGCCCGGTCGTCACGCTCGACCCGGCCGTCCAGATCGGCTTCTTCCCGAAGCCTTCAATCGCGCCCGGCGCCGGCAGGCCGCCGGCGTCCTCCTGGAGGTCCGGCGGCGGGGCGTAGTATTTGAAGTCGACCTGGTATAAGAGCCCGCTGTCGTCGACGCACTTAACGTCGTACTCCATCGCCTTAATAGCTTCGTTTTCCGGGTGCGCGTCCTTGAGCGCGATCCCGGGCGCGTTCGAGATGGCGATCAGCGACTCGGATAGCGACCCAGCCTTGACCAGGAACGACCGCGTGTACGCGTCGGTCTCCTGGACCTTGCCGGAGAGTGACCGCTCGCGGGCGAGCTCGCCTTTTAATTCTGCCATTACGTCCCCGCTGCTGGTGCGAAGTCGGCGACCTCGATGTCGTCGCCGCCCATGTCCGCTGTGTTCTGCTCAATCCGCTCGAGCACGGTGAGCTGACGCTCTTGAATGTTTGGCCTGGATCCTTCCCGCATTAGCCGCATCATCTCTTTCATGCCTTCGGCCGAGCGGACGTCGAGGCCCTTGATTCCCTCGCGAGCCTTGGCGTATTGCTCTTGGGCTTCTTGGGCGGCCTTCTGCTCGCCGACGGATTGCTTCGTGGCCGTGTCCACCTGGGCGGCCGCCGCCTGGGCTGCGGCGATCGCGGCGTCGACGCTTTGCGTGATCGGGCCGGCCATAGCGGCGCCGGCGTCGGCGGCCTCGTCGGTCCCGAATATGGCGTCGTTAAAGTTTTTGGCCGCAGAATTGGCGTCGTCGACGATGCTCTCCGCGAGCCCTTCGTTGAATCCCTGGACGGAAGCCAGCATCCCGTCGAGGCCGCTGGTATCGAAGCCGAGCGCGTCGCCGAGCGACTTCGCCCCCATCAGCAGGACCTCCGTAAGCCCGCTGAATATGCCGACGATGCCGCTAAAGGCGATCTGCAAGATGTCGCCGACGCCGGCAAAGAAACTCGCCACGCGCCCGCCAATCTCAAATACGGCGTTCCACTGTCCGCCCACTTGCGAGACGTACTCCCAGACGGCCGAGAGGTTCTGGATCAGGAAGTCTCCGATCTGTGCCAGAAACCGCGCCCCTTGAAGGATGCCGTCGCCGATCGTCTGGCCGATCGTCGCGCCGCCGACACTGCCGATGAGGTCGGAGAACTGCGACGTAACGGACTCAATAGCCGGCGCTAGGTACGCGACGACCTGCTGGATCACGCCCGCGATCGCCTGCTTCGCCCGGTCGAACGAGTCACCCATCGCGTCGATGTTGCCGGCCTGGGCGCCGGTGAGCGTCAGCCCGAACCGCTCGGCCTCAGCCCGGGCGGCTTGGATGCCGGCGGCTCCCTGCTCGAAGATCGGCAGCAGCTCGACGCCGGACCGCCCGAAGATCCGCACGGCGGCCGCGGACCGCTCCGCCTCCGTCGGGAGCTGCGAGATCGCCTGGGCAATCGCCTCGAACCGCTCCGCGGCCGACATCCCATTGAGCGATTCGACCGACAGGCCGAGCGTGTCGAAGGCGGCCATCGCCACCTTTGACCCGTTGGCGGCCTTCACAAACGCGATATCGGCCTTCGTCATCGCCCCGCCGATGGTCTCCATCGACACGTCGACGAGCGCCCCGGCGTAGGCCAGGCCGGCCATCTCGCCGTAGGTGACGCCCAGGCGGGCCGACATCTTGTTCGTGGCGTCGACGACCTCGGCCTGCGCGGCGCCCATGCCGATGAGCGACCGAATCGCCTGGCTCGCGCCGCTGGCGATCGACCCGAAGAGCTGCGCGCCGCTGATCGCCGTCAGCATCGACAGGCCCGAGCGGAGGCCCTTCACGTCGTTCTGCATTTTGCGCATCGACGCGGACGCGGTGTTCACCCCGGACGTCAGTCCGCTGGTGCTCGCCGTGAATACCGCCCGTACTTTGCCGATGGTTGCCATGCTATTTTTTCTGCTTGGGGACCTTCAGCTTCGCGAGCTCGGCCGCCATCTCCTCGGGCGTCTGGGTCGGCCGCGACGGGTCGTAGCCGGGAATGAACATTTCCTCCGCGTCGCTCGACACCTTCGCGCCAAACGCGTTTGCAACCGATACCGCCAGTCGTGCCGTCCTCCTCCAATCCATTCCGAACGGTTCGACCCGGTAGAAGGCTATCCACCGGCGGAGCTGCTCGACCGTCAGTTCCTTCTTCCAGTTCTCGACGTCCCAGATCCCGAGCTCCAGTGCCAGACGGTAGGCGAATAAGTCGTACGCCCCCGCCTGGCTTCTTAGTTTTTTTCCAGTTCCGCGACGTCGGCCTCCGAGATCCGCATAAGCTCGAGGCCCTTCTCCCATATCCGATGCAGCGCCGCGGCCGACCGCTCGCCTAGGGCGGCGACTTCCTTGTCGGTGAAGAGCAGCTTCCCGCTCTCGTCACAGATGAGCATGGCCGCGAGCTTCGCCCGCCACACCTTGTGCGGGGTCTTGTTGTGCTCTTGGCAGTACAGCTCCCACGCGTCGCGGTCGTTCGACGTCGGCCGCCGGAGGTACACGTCGTCGTGCCACTCGGGGATATGCAGCTTGACGGGCTCGCCCAAGTCGCGGAGCCCGAGGATCGCTTCTCTACTCGTCAGTGCCATTTGTTTCCCTTAGAAGCCGGTAAATCGAAACTTCGCGGACGCCCGCACCAGGTCGCCGACTGACGCTTCGACCTCGTACGATTCGAGGATCGCCTCGCCGGAAACACCGAGGGCCGACAGGCCGGCCTTCGTGCCGATTTGATCGACCGCGAACCCTTCCCCAAAAAATCTGACAGAGGCTTCGCCTGAGTCAACAGAGAGACACTCGTACCTTCGGACGACGAAACCGCCGCCCTCGACGCCGGCGTTCCCCATCGTGGTGACGTCCGTCAGGTTCGCTTTTCGCGGGCTCACGCTGATGGAGATCACCTCTCCCACGGCGCTGCCCCAGGAGAACGTCTGGCCCTGCGCCGAACTGGCCATTGCGACCTCCCCGGATCAGTCGGGGATCGAGACGTAGGTCGCCGTGCCCTTGACCAGGTCGCCGACGGCGTACTCGATCTCGGCCTCGGTGCACTTGAACTGCTCGCCGTTGTACTCGATGGTCTCGCCAGCCGTCGGGGGCGTTCCGAAAAATGAGCAGGTGATCGTGACCGTCTCGCCGCTCACGGCGCCGGCGCCGGAGTCCGGCAGGCCGTCGATGTAGACGCGGTCCGAGCCTGCGGCCAGGTCGAGCGTGGACGCGTCCAGCCGATTGCTCGAGCTCGTCGGGTCGATGCCGACCCGCTTCACCTTGACGTTCGTGAGCCCGTCCGGAAGACCTTCGAACGAGACGCCCTGCGCTGGTGTCGCCATGTGTTATTTCCTCACTCCGCCGCGGCGGCCTTGTACGTGTAGGTTGCCGTACCCTTGACCATGTCGCCGACGGCCCACTCGGTTTCGACCTCGGTGCAGAGCCAGCCGGTCGCGGTGGGGCTCGTGTTCACCGCCGGCGCTTCGCCGAAGAAGCTACACGTGACGGTCTGCGTGATGCCCTCGTCAGCGGCCGCTCCTGCGTCCACGAGCGGCGCGTCCTGGTAGACCCGCGCAGCGTCCGAGAGCGTCGTGATGTCGATTTTGTTGCCCGAGCTTGTCGGGTCGGCGGCGCTGCTCTTCACCTTTACGTTCGTGCAGCCGGCGGGCAACGACAGGCCGGCGACCGTCGGCAATCCGGAAAGCTCGGCCATAGTCACTCCTGCCAGAAGATTGAATAGGTCTGCTCGACCATGTAGGTCGGGACGTCGCGGCCGTCCATGTAGATCGGGTCGCCGTCCTTCTCGTCGCTCAACCGCACGTCGTCGATTGTGCAGCCCTCCGCCTCACCGTTGAAGTTGTTGATCGCGGCCCGGACGGCGTCCGCGAGCGTCTTCGTCTGGAGGTAGCTGTCGGCGTAGATCTCGAGCAGGAACTCGCCGACCGGCGAGCCGGACCCGTCCAGGCCGCGGACCCGCTCGGTGCCCTCCCGGGCGTAGCGGACGAACGGCGGGGCGGCGCCCTCCGGGATTTGCACAGGGTACGCGTTACACTCGGCCGCGTCCTCGATCGCCCCGCGCAGCCATGCTTCCGGCGATGCCATGCGTCAGCCTCCGTAGCCCTTGTTTTTGCCGCCGGCCACTTCGGCCGAAGCCTTGTCCAGGGCGGAGGCCAGCTCGCCGGCGAGCAGCGATGCGACCTTGCCTCGGATCTGCTCAAAGGTCCGCTGCATCATGGCGATCCCCTTCATGCGCGTCGTGCCGTACTCGTGCCAGATCGCCTTCCGGGAAGCCATGCCGTATTTGTAGCCGAGCCCAGCGACGGCGGCGCCGCTCTTGTTGTTCCCGATCCACTTCGCCTTCGTCGCGACGGCCCGCCGCAGCTCGCCGGTCGACCGGGCCTTCTCGCCCTTCTTCCGGCGGCCCCGCCTGGTGCCGACCGGCGGCGTGTTCGCCCGGAGGATCGACACGCCCTTGCTCTTCACGATCGCCCGCCGCATGGCCGCGAGCATGTGCTTTTTCGCGATGTGCTTCGGGAGGTCCTGGTAGCTCTTCGCCAAGTCGGCGATCTCGCGCTGCATCTTCCGCTCGTCGAGGGTGATCACGTGGCTTGCTCCTCGCACGTCAGCTCGTGCTCCTCGCGGTTGCCGCGCTCGACTGCCGACGAGACGTAGAGGATCTTCCCGTCGCGGCTGTCCCACCGGATCCGCATCTGGCCGGTGATCCCCGGAACGTACCGCATCCGCACCGTGTACGAGACGCTGCCGCCGATCTGCCCGCGGCGCTCCATCTCGGTGTAGGAGATCGCCTCGATCATCGCCCGCCTGGTCGTAAGGGTGCTCCACGTCTGAGTCGACTCGCCGAGGGAATTACGCACATCGGTCGGGTACTGGATCGTCACGCTCTCGCGGAGCAGTCCGGCGGCGAGTGGCATTTACCAGACTCCCGTAACGGACTCGCTGGCCAGGAGCGTCTCGAAGGCGAAGGGCAGCTCGGCCGGCTGCGAACCGTCGGTCACCACGAGCTCGCGGTTCGAGTAGAGGTGCCCGACGTAGAGCAGAATCGCGGAGCGGAGCTGCGGGGCGAGCGGCTGGCCGCCGGCCCAGAACGTCACGACCAGCGGCAGGGCCTGGGGCGTCGAGAGCGTCACGGTCGCCGGCCGGCTGTCGGAGTCGACCTCGTAGGCGGTGGAGGACACCGCGACGGCGTCGGCCGTGATCGTGAGCGTATGGTCGACGTCGAGCAGGAGGGGAGGGGAGGGCAGCTCGAGGACGTTGCCTTCGCCGCTGTAGGTCGCCCGCAGCCGCCGCTTGACCAGGGAGACTCCGAGCCGCTTCTCGACCAGGGCACGGCCCGCGGAGATCAGGGACGCGATCAGGCGGTCGTCGTCCGTCTGGTCGGCAGACAGCCGCAGGTGAAGCCGGGCCTCGGACAGCGTCACCGGCTCGACCGTCGGATGCGTCACGACGACCACTGAGCGGGGAAGCATGGCGGGCTCCTATCGGACTTCGGCAGCTTGCGGGCCGGGCGCGACCGCCCGCTCCGAGACCTGCGGCAGGACCGTTTGCCGGTCCGGAACCGCGACTCCCGACTCCCCGAGGACCTTTGCGAGCTCCGGCGTGGCCGTGATGACCTGGCCGGCCTTGTAGCCGCGATACGCCTTCAGGAGTCGGATGTTTTCCATAGGTGCAGGCAAGAGCCCGGGGCGGCGTCCGTGCCGCCCCGGGCCTTGAGCCTTTGTCACGATCAGGTCGCGGCGGCCTTGGCCAGCCGGCCGACGAACTCGGGAGCGTGATTGACCACACCGAACCTGGTGTTAGCGACAAAAAGTACCTGCCGGTTCCGCATCAGGATCTCGCGGCCGGCTTCGATCTCGAGGCCGTTGGCCTTGAGGCCGACGGCGGTCGCCATCGAGAAGTCGCCGTAGAGGGCGAGCGTGTTAGTGGGGAGACCCTTCACGATGTAGACCGGTGCCCCGAAGATGCTCGGCACGATCCGGCCGCCGCCGACGGTCAGCGTCGTCTGCTGCGCCGACCAGAGCTTCATCAGGTCGACCCATCCCGCCCGCGAGCAGACCCACGAGGCCGAGCCCATGATGGCCTCGTCCACCTTGCCGACGACGTCGGCCAGGTTGTTGACGGTCGTCGACGCGTTGTTCGCGACCGTGATGGTGTTGCCCGCCGCCACCGCGCCCGCGAGACCCGTGATCGACGGGTTCGACGCGTTGCCGCCGAGCCATGCCGCGTCGAACTTGGTCGCGTAGGCCAGAGCGAACCGCTCCGCCACCAGGCCGGCCACGTCGATCGGGCTGTCTTCGATCAGGCTCCGCGAGATGGCGACGCTCGCTCGCATCTCGTGGAGCGTCAGGGCGGCGGCGCTGGTCGCGATGTCCTGGTCGGTCGTCGCCGTGCCTTCGGCGACGAAGTTCGCGGTGGCGTCGCCGACCTTCGGGAAGTCGATCTTCTGGGCGTTGGGCCGCACGACCGTCGCGAGCTGGAGCGCGAACGAGCTGTACTGCATCCGGTTCACGATCGCGTTGTAGAGCTCCTTCACGACGTACTCGGCGCCCAGCGCGTCGTAGGTCGTGCTCGTCTCGCCCATCGCCCGGATTTCGCCGGTGTAGAGCTGGCGGAGGTAGCCGCCGACGGCGGCCGCGGCCTTCGCCGAGGAGAACGCCTTGACGCCCGAGCGGATCTCGGTCGAGAGGTCCTTCTGCTCCGGCTCCGGAGCAACCACGCCACGCGCGTCGCTGTCGGAGTGGATCACGGTCCGCAGCGCGGCGAGCTTCGCGTCGAGGGCCAGCTCGCGCTGGACCTCGGCGTGGATCTTGTCCGAACGGGCCGACAGCTCGTCGATGCGAGCCTGGGCGGTCGAGACCTCGTCGGCGTTGTCCGAGGAGAACGAGCGGAGCGTCTCGAGCTCGGCGATGACCTTTGCCGACTCGTCCTGGAGCGTGCGGAGCTTCATGTTCGGTGATCCTAATTTCGGGTTGTGGTTTCCGTACCGACCGAAATCATCAGACCCAAACGCTCACCGTTGAAGTCGCGCCGGACTACGGTAGGAATTTCAGTCAAGCACGCCGGCCAGGCTGACGACCAGAACGGGGTCCGGGTGCGCGGCGTCGAACGTGGTATCGGTGCCGGCCGCCGTCGCGGCCACGCTCAACGTGACGGTCGATGCCGTCTTCGACGTGATCTTTGCGCCGGCCGGGACGCCGGTCCCGACGACGATCATCCCGACCTCGAGGGCCGACGTGTCCGAGATCCCGCCGATCACCCGCGAATCGGCGACCGTGTCGCCGACGAACTCCTCGGGCTCGACCGCGTTGACGAGCTTGATCGTTTTGCTGGTGCCGCCGACGAGCCAGCCGACGCGGTCCATCGCCAGCAGCGTCCCGCCCGGTCCCAGCGTGACCGGCACCGCATAGAGGTGACTCCACGGGGCGTTCTCCGCGTCGGCTGCGAAGATCTCGACCGAGGTCGTCGTCGACGTATTGTGCACGTAGAACGTCCGAATCTTCCAAAAATAGAGCGTATCGGAGAGGTTGAACGCGTTGACGGGAAGGCTCGTCAGGTCGAGCGTCTGGGTGCTGTCGTTGACGACCGTCACCTCCCGGTGCCACATGGCGTTTCCCTGTCCCTCGCCGCTGCCGTCGGTCAGCGAGAAGTACGAGTTGATCGCCGGCGCCTGGGAGAACTGCTCGTTCTCCTGCTTGGGGGACAGCGTGACCTTCGACGTGAACGAGAGGGGCGTGCTCATTTCTTATTCCTCTTGCAAGGGCAGGAACTCGGGCAGGGACAGGGTGTACGGTGGCCGTCGCCGTGGGTGATCGTTCCGGTGCCGCCGCAGTCGGAGCAGCACTTCTCTGGCTTCGGCGCCGGGGCCGGCTCGGGCGGCGCCTCGACGGCCATCGTCGCGCGGGCCGCCGCCACCGCTGCCGCCGCGCGCGGGGCTTCGCGGTCGATGGCGGCCGGCTCGGCCGACAGCCAGACGAGGAGCGAGATCAGCCATTCGATAAACGTCATGGTTCACCAGCCTCGGGAGTGGTCGACGATCTGGTAGCCGTCCGCCCCGATCTCGGGCGACTGGTACAGCCGGTGATCGGGCTGCTCGGCCGGCGGCTGCTCGGCCACGAGCGCGACCCACAAGAGGCTCTTCGCCGCCCGGGCGATCCAGCGGAGGACGGGCCGGTCGGTCGCCGGCGTCGGCTGGGAGCTCGAGCAGCTCGACGCGTAGAAGCCGATGGCAAAGGCGGCGATGATGATGAACGCGCAGTTCCGGTCAATCGTCATGGGACCCTCGAATCTTGCGGGGCAGGGGATAGCCAGTTGCCGTTATGCAGGTCGCGCCAGCCGAAGCCCTCGACGCTGCCGACCGCGAACGAATCCTCTTGGGCGAGCATCCGCTCGACCACTTCGCGGCGGACCCAGAACGAGCCGGCAGGCATGTCGGCCGGCCAGGTCGGCCCGCTGATCCAATTCGGTCCCCAGCTATTGAGGCAGAGCAGGGCGTCCGATGGCGAGCCGTTCGCCTTGTAGCGGACCGCGACGAAACACATCTCGTGAGCCCACTGGCCGGAGGCCGCGGCGTAGCCCTGCTGGTCCCTGGTCGACGCGAAGCCCTGCATCGACGCGACCGGGATCGCGAAGCCCGCCTCGATCGCGGAGGCCGCCTCGGCCCACGTCTTCACAAGGGCGACGTGTTTCGCCGGGTGCTTCTTCGCGAGCGTGTCGAGCTTGCCGCGGTCGCCCTGGCCGCCGCAGCCGTAGGCGCCCCACTGCTTCGCCCGGTCGGCGGAGTAGGCCCGGAGGTCGAGGTCGCCGATCTGCTCGCGGTAGAC